TGCAGATAAGGCTGTGTTAATCGCAATTATTCTCTCGTTTAGCGTGTTGATGTTGCTATCCGCAAGCGCTAGGTCTATGCTGTTCTCGTATATGCCGTTTTCGATTTTGTTGAGGTTTTCTGCGCAAAGTGGTGTAGCTGTGCTCGGTGCGTCTTCCCAATTTGTTTTTGTGTATGCCATAATATTTATTCCCCCTTTGCCTCTATGCTGTCTGTCAGAGCTTTAATTCCGCTCAGTGTACGGCTCAACACATAGGCTTTTACTTTCTCTTTTTTAGGTTGTCCTGCGTTATCATAGACAAAATCACCGTTTGAATCAGTAACATAGCTTTCAATTTCTAATCCGTCACCAATCTGCACCCAAGGCCTGCCGTCAAGAGTAGCTGCAAGCGGTGTGTAGGAACAATTATAAAATCGTTCGCCTGTTTTTCCATGCAATAAACTTTGCACATCGTGCACCAGTCCGCCGCCAATGCCGTCATCTTTCTGCCAACAGACTACATTTTTAGTAAAATCATATGTTACAACATCCTCGCCCCACTGTGACTCTGCCACGGTGGTTTTAGCTTTTCTGTCATTGAACGAGTAACCGTAAGAAAAATTAAAGCCATTATAGCCGCTGCTGTTGTATTCCTCAGCATATAGATTTTCATAAAAATCGTATGTTTCTGTGCTCTTGCCGAGTTCGATGTATCTAAAAACGCCATAGCTTGCATTAGGAATAATTGTTCCGAATACTCCGAGCAATTCACAGCAATTCTTGAGCAGCTCGCCGTATGTAATTGTATTTGAGTCCTCAAGCCATGCTCTGTTATAGGTTGGGAAATTTCGTACAGTTAAGCCTGTTGATTGGTCTATCACCTCGTCAAGAATATCTTTGTCATCCTCGACCTGAATAATATGCTTTCCGTTGTAGTTAAGGCATAGCACAACCAATTCGCCGATTTTATAGCCGTTTGGATAAGTTTTCCATAAATTAAACAGCTTATTTGTTGCGTCAATGTCATATAACATAGAGAGTGCGTCATAAGCGACAATGTGTCGCTTATTGCGGTTATTCTTGTCGAGCTTGGCACTGTCAATAATACCGCTAAACAAATAATATTCCTTTGCAGCTACGGTTTCTCCCGGCAAAAGTGATGTACCTAAAAACAGCTTTGCAGATGGCAGCAGCTTTTCTCCGCTCGGAAAACGCTGCGTTAATTTTACACTTATCCATTTGCCTACAAGGTCATTTGTAAAGGTTCTGTCAATTGAATTTACAATGTCAATGTTAATTTCAGCGGCAATACAGCCACCAAATTTCAGCTTGCTTTCATCGCAAATTGACTGTTTAAGGCTCATACTTTCGCTTGCTATGTTTTCCTCGGTAATGTCCTCGTATTCACCGTTTGGAAATGAAACTGTAAGCGTGTTTTCAATCAGATTTTCAATAGTCTGCTTTTTGTGCAGGCTTGAAACCTCAAGCAAATTAACCACCTCTTAATATTCAATAAATGTAAATGTTACCGCCGCATATTTAATGTTGTCTGCGGTAATAAGCTTTGGCGTGTATGTTATATCGGGTATATATGCGGTCATAGTGCGGTACGCAAGAAGTTCATCGTCCCAGTATTCAACATTGAGCTTGCGTTGCTGAGAATTTGACATAGCACCGTTTAAAACACTGCGAATAGTTCTCATTTCAGCAAGGGTAAGACCGTCCTTGGTATTGAATGTAATCTTAGTTTTGTTGTTCGGTGATGTTACTCGCCTTAAAAGGTTGTTGCTGTCACGATAAGCTTTAATCTCCGTACGCTGTAAAGGTGTGGCTTGATAACTCTCTTTAGCTATGAGCTTATGCGGAAACTGCAAGCCGTTTTTCGGGAATTTAATTAAATAGCCTTTAAATTCACCCAATCCTATCCCTCCTTATGCAAAAGCGGACCTGCCTGTGCGTTTCTTGATTTTGTTGTTCTCATCAGCAACAGCCTCAAAAAGCACTCTGCCGTCAGGCATAGTCAAGGTAATGTGAATATCACCGCCGTTGCCCGCTCCGCCGTATTCAGAAAGCACTTCAGCCATAGCCTGTTTCATTGCTGATATTGGCGAAACAACTTCCGCTTCACGCTTATTATCGCCGAGAACTGCAAGAAATTCACCGTAATTTGCAGGTACATATGTGCCTGTAGCAAGTTTGGGGATGTGCACCTTATCAAGCCGACCTGCGTGCCATTCCTGTCCGAATAGCTTGCCTATCGAATTTGCAACCGTGTCAACACCCGACAACATTTTATTGATTGCAGAAATAAAGCCGTTTATAAAAGTTTCAATTCCTGTTAGTGCATTGTTAAGAGGAGTTTTTAGAATGTCATAAATCGGACTAAAAGCATTAGAGAACACGGTTTTGATAGGTGTTAAGGCTTTTTGTATTTTGCCAATCATCGAGTTAGTAGAAGAAGTAATCTTACTTGTGTTTTTACTGAAACTGTCTGCACTTTTTGAGCTTGATGTTTGAACTGTATCGCCGAGTTCATTGAATTTATCTTTTGAACCGATAAGTACACCCTGTGTGCTTTCATTATCACTGATAATAGAGCTTGATGACTTTTTAACTTTGTTAGATGACATTTTTACAGAATTTGATGCCGCTGCTTCAAGCTCTTCCCAAGTTGTAATGTTATCATCTTTCAATAATGAAAGTACGGCGTCTTGACTTAATATATCATCATTTACAAGTTTAATATATTTGCTGTAGTCTTTTGTCCCACCGTTCAGAACGCTAAGTGAATCACCTGTTTCTTCAAGTTTTTGACTATATCCATCAAGTGCGTCTTGTCCTTTTTGCTGTTCATCGGTCATCTCTGCAATGTTTGCCGCGGCACTTTTTGCTCTATCAGTTGCGCCAATATTCCAAAATAAAGAACGAATACTACCCTCTGGGGTGTAAAAGTTTTGAAAATTATTACCGATAGTATCGTATAAATTTTTATACACATTTTTATTTAATGTTCCACTATCTAATTTTCTTTGCAATTCTTGTGCTGTCTTTGTTAAGTCACCTTTTTGCTTAATCAATTCATTTGCGAGTATTTTAGCTTCATCTTTACTTAATTTACTTTGATTATAAATTTCGTCAATGAATTCTTTTGTTGCTTCATCTGTATTATTTTCTTTTAACAATGCTTCAACTTCGATTTCTTTCTTAGCTTTCGCTGTAGATAAATCAGAATACATTGAACTCAGTGTCAACTTAGCTTGTGCTATTTCCCATTGATTTACTAAATCATCAAGATTTTCAGAAACTTCGTCTATGTTGTCTTTGATAACGATTTTACCGTCAATTTCTTCAAGTGTCAGAGTATTCCATTGATCGTCAAAACCGTTGACTTTTTCAGACAACAAATCGACTATTGTCTTATACTCGCCCTTTTCGTCTTCGTCAATTGTACCGTCACTGATAATTTCTTGCAGTCGCTCTTTAAGCTTATCAACATTATCAAAATTGACTTTCATATCGAGTTGAGTATCGTTAAGCTCGTCCATTTTGCTCGACATCTCATCAGATAAAGATTTCCATTTATCTGTAAGTTCTTGCGTTTTGTCGAGTTCTTTCCTAAGTGACGAATTGTTCCACTTATAATCGTTGTAAGCCTCAATCGCAACTACGATAGCAGTAATTGCACTTGCTATTGCAAGCAACGCATTTGCACTCATTACTTTTCCGATGTTCTGAATAGCAGATGTGACCTTTCCTATACTGCTCGCAATAGCCTTACCTGTCTTAAAAGCTAAAACAGCCGTGGCAACAGCACCGATACCTCCAGCTACTGCTTTTAACACAGATGGGCTTATTTTTTTTATAATATCTGAAATATCTTTAAGCGCTCCGGCAAATGCATTAAGCAAATCAGGTACAACCTTTTCAATAGTCCACTTTGCCAAAGGTAAAAGAATAGTTTTATAGGCTTGTTTTAGCTTATCGCCACAGGCTTTTAACAGTTCTCGGAAAGCTCCGCTAAGTGTTTCAACCGCTTTTGCAACAGGGTCAAGATTTAGGTCTTCAAGCCACTCAAGCCTGATTTGCGACATATCATCAAGAAAACCTGTTATATCCTCTACTATACCGAGAATGTTCTCCCATATTTTCTTACCTGTTTCGTTTTTCTCCCAAGCGTCTTTGATTTTGGTTCTGAGAGTTTCTGTATAGTTATTGCAGTTGCGAATAATCTCAAGTATATTGCTCCAAATTTTCTCGCCCTTACCGTCATTCCACACCTGTCTGAATGTATCGCCTACCGTATCCAAAAGCTCAACAAGGCTGTTCCACTTGTCGATAAACGATTGCACCACGCTGTCACCTAAGCCTGCTTTCTCCCAAGCATTTGTAAAAGCCTCTGCAATGTCGCCAACTGTGCTTACAAAAGTGTTAATTAAGGAGTTAATATTTCCAAGCACTTTTTCGCCTGTGCCGTTATTCCACACTTTTGCCCACGAATTTTTAATCGTTACGCAGGCGGTTTTTACCTTGTCAAGCGAATTTACAATATTGTCAATAGTCTTGCTTGTGCGCCTGTCGCTGTCAAGCATAGATTGCTCAAGTGCATTTTGCATTGATTTGATTTCAGAACTTGACGCTTGCGTATTTGTGTCTGAACTGTTGTCCGAGGTGTCACTCATCACATTAAGCTCATCAAAGCCTGCAAGGTTTTTCTGTAAATCCTCGGCTGCCTCCGATGTTTTTTCAATCTCAGAAGCAGAGCTGTCCGCTTGACTTGCAAGGTCTGACATATCGCTTACAGCTGAGCTTGTCGCATTGCTTGTTGCAGTAGAATAGCCGAACACCTGAGCTGTAAAGTCTTTAAATTTCTGTGCCGCAACGCTAAGTCTTGAAATAAATTGATTAATGCAATTAAGCAGCGGAGTAAAAGCATTTATCAAGCCTTGACCGATTGTAGCCTTGATACTGTCAAACTGCAGCTGTAAAATTCTCGTTTGATTTGCCCAACTGTTCTGAGTGCGTGCAAAGTCACCCGTTGCATTGCTCAACTGACCGAGTACAAAGTTATATCTAAGCGTTACCTTTTCTGCCTCAGTCATAGCAGATGTGGTCTTGCCCCATCCGTTTGCCATTGCGTAATTGTCAAGTGCGTTCTGCGTCATCACAATGCCAAGGTCTTTGAGCGTTTCGGTTTCACCGCTGAAAACAGATTTTAGTTTTGTGTACGCCTCATCTTGTGTGATGTTATAAAATGACGCCACATCGCCCGTAAGAGCAGTTAATGATGTGGACATATCAAATGCCTGCTGTTCAGTAAAGCCGAAAGCCTCCGCCATAGAACCAAAAGTGCCGACATATTTTTTAGCCATAGTTTCAGACAAGCCGTAGGATTTTTGTGCCGACTTTGCCCAATCGTCCACACTTACAGACATATGGCTGAAAGTAACATCAACTACATTCTGCACTTCTGCAAGGTCTGAGCCAAGCTCTATGCTTTCCTTGCCAAAGCTCACAACCGCCGCCGTACCGAAAGCGGTAAGCAGCGTTCTGCCAATCATTTTCGCCTTGCTTTGCAGTCTGTCAACAGCCGTTCTGACTGTTGTAAGCGACTGCTTAGCTTTATTTGCACTCAAAGTCACTGCTTTCTGTACCTTTTCAGATATATTTTTTGAGCTGTCTGCAACATTTTTATCAATGCTTTTCAGCACATCAAGAACCTGTTTACTGTATAAATCAGTATTTTCTTTAATATTTTTGCCTGTTTTTTCTGTTTCTTGCTCAACCTCTGAATTTGTTTTTTTCACTTGCTGTGAAACAGAACTGTTTACTTTATCCCAAGCTGCCTGCATTGCCTCTGCTTGTGTCATTCCTGTTCGTTTCAGAATAGAAGCAATAGACATTGCTTTCGACTTTGCACTTCTCTCTGTATCAGCAATTATATTTTGTATCTGAGCGCCAATATCTGATGTGTTGTTTTTAACTTCATCAACTATTTTGTCGGCAGAATTTGACACTTGTTGAGTTGCATTTTGTGCAGTCTGAGCAGTAGTCTTAGCACCTGCCTGAGCCTTGCTCTGAGCTGCCTCAATAGCTTTATTGATTCTTGCAATATCGCTGTTAAGACCGCTTGTGTCGATTTTAGTATTAAAAATCAAGCTACCGTCAACCGCCATGTAATCACACTCCTTTCAATATAAAATAAAGGGCGTAACGAAATGTGACACCCTTGTGGTATAAAAACAGCGCACACCCGAAGATGTACGCTGTAATTAGCTTATTTAGTTGTTATGAGTTCTTTGCTTCAAGTTTCTTTTGTGTTATACCTGCAATCGCAAGCTGTTCGTATGCCTTAGGGGCTGACAGGCTGTCCGGAACAGGTATTCCATATGTATCGCAAGTCAGTTTATCCATTTGAGCAATTTCAAGAGGTGTACATCCTTTGTCTTTCATAATTGCACGCTGAATACGCAGATAATTAGCAACACCGTTAAGATACTTTACCGTATCTGGAGAAACAAATGCATTAACCGCTTCTTTTACTCTGAAATATGTTTCCTCGAGATTTTCAAACTGCTCCCACGCCTTGTCTGTATCAAGAATTTTGCAGTGGTGATTTGCCCCTCGTTCGGTCCAGAGGTAAAGGCGAGTAACCATATTATTAGGGAAGTAACTTTCGGTTACTACCTTTTTAAATTCTTTGAGTTCGTCACCCTGTAAATAGAAATAATGCTTTCCCTCTATGAACTTTTCTTTATTTCTCTTGAAATTGTTTCTGATATTTGTTGTATCAGTTCCGTATGCCTCTGCAAGCATTGCAGTTGTAATAACTTTCTGTCCTTTGTATTCCATAGCTTTCATATCATTTAACCGCCTTTCTCATTTCAGCTTTTGCAGCTTTAATGCCTTGAGCATATCCAAATGCGAATGCATCGCAAATCATATCACATACACTTGAATTGGTACGATAAATTTCCGTAACGTTCTCGTAGCCCATATCATAATATGGATTAATAGTGCCACGAACACTTTTGATTACATTTTTTACATTCTTTACACAAGCCATAATAAAAACTCCTATCATAATTTTAATTTGACAGAAGTTCCGCTAAATGATATAATAGATTTCAGATAGAGATACTTCTGTCTTTTTGTAACGGTAACTAATCGCTTTGGTCGGTGGATAGTTGCCGTTATTTCTTTTTAGGAAACAATATATCGTCCGAAAGAATTAAGTCTGATATGGTTCTTGCCATAATATCAGTAAAATTAGACGGTTTTATTTTAAGATTACACTCATCCATAACATCCTGTATTACTTTTGACACTCTTCTTTTTAAATAAGATTGCTTTTCTGCTAAATTCATTTCAGGAAATTTTTTGAGGTCCTTAGTAAAATACTGTTCATGAAGATTATCAATGACTAATTTTTCTATTATGTCATTTACATGACACCCCTTTTCAAGTGCCATTTTCTTCAATTCGAATAGTACATCTTCATCTATTGTTGTCCTAAAAGCTTTTCTCATTCGTCATTCGCCTCCTATGTTCATATAGTACACCGTTTATGTTCATATGTCAATACCTATTTAAAAATAATTTGAAAAATTTTAGCCACCCCGTTTGGAGTGGCTTTTTCATTGTTTTTTAATCCATTACTTTAAAATCCAGTATGGATAGATTTATAGTGGATATACATTCTCCGTCAAAAGAAATGTATAAGCGTTTTAAAATCCAATATGGATAGATTTTAACAGCTACCCTCATATATACCAATTAACCTTTAGTTAATCTTTTCCAATGACACTTGACACACACCCTATCATTTCCTTTATTTATTTGACTACATACAGGGCATTTCCAGTCAGCTCTTGGTTCTTTGAGTTCATTGTCCGCTTCTTTACCTGTTATACATAATTTTTCAAGGTACACAAGTATCTTTGCAATTCCACCAAAAATGAAACACAAGAAAGCTGTACCAGTCCACACACTTATTAACGCAACAATAGTTTTATACTCATATGCCATTAATAGACCTATAATTATACCAAAAACCGCAATACAGAGAGTTAAACCCTTGTAAAATTTACTGTTCATAAAATCACTCCTTTGTTACATAATATAACAAAGTTTGTTTATTGTCAACAATAATTTTATAAAGCACCTATACAAGATTGTTTATAAAATCCTCTTCGGCGTCAAGTTCTGCTTGCTGTTCGGGAGAGAGCTTTTCCTTGATGTCAACAAGCTCTTTGTGCTCATTGTAAAAATCACGCTCCCATTTTTCAAGCTTTTTGCCCTTAGCACGCTTGCCTCTTATGTTCATTACCTGCGAGAGCAAGCCGTCGCCTACCTCACTGAAATAGCCGAGAAAAGTCCACCAATGCACATAGCTTGCAATCCTTGTTTCAAAGCCTGCGACCTTGTTAAGTGCTGGGAAAATAATGCTTTCGTCATAGCTCCAATCAATAATTTTGACTGGAGCTTTTTTCGATTTCGGCACATCTCCGCCGTCAAGAAACCACAATGCCTTTTTGAGTGCCTCCTCAACATTCTTTGGAACTTCCTTGTATAAGCAATTCAAGCATACTGCCGCTTTTTCGCAGTAGGTTAGCTCTTTGTCGGCATAAGCCTCGAAAATCAAGAGAGCAATACGAAAATCGGAATTAATCTCGTACTGCTCTCCGTCTATTTCAAGGCTTGTAGGAAGTAATCCAATCACTTTGCAAGCCTCTTTGCTTGATTGAGGTACTTCTCAATATGTTTGCTCTGCTGAGCGTGTGCGTTTTCAATGTCACTTACGATGACCGGCACAACGCAGTTGAGAAAGTTCTCAAAAATCATACTGCCATCATCACAGATTGAAAGGCAATTTACATCGCCAAACGCACCCTGACTTACACCTGCACCGAGAACATAGTCTATTTCTTTGCGGATTTCCTTGTCAACATCAAGAAAAATTTCAAAGGTTACATCCTCGGGTTTCATATTCTTGTACTTCTGCACAAGCGCTTCGGTGCGTTCTGTCAGCTTGTTAATTCGCTCAACGAGTGAGTAGTCTGTGGTGTTAATCTTGATTACCGTGCTTTCATCATTGTTGATTGCATATGTTTTTAAGGGAGTTTTAAAATTCAAACTCTGCATAGAATCACTCCTTATACAGTTTCGGTAAATGTCGGTACCTTATCTGAGATTGTCGCTGTACCCTGCTTTCTGTTGCCGTCAAATGTAACATTAAACGGAATGTTTACACCGCCCTGCGCACCGCCGTATGACTGCGGCTTAACAATGCAGTCCTCAATCCAAGCATCATAAGGGCCTGTTTTCTTGTCAATGAGCACTTCAAGAATTTTGGTTTTGCAGTCATCACCGGTAAGGCGGTTCATTGCAATGTCCTTAATTTTTGTATAAATACTGTCCCCTGTGTTTGCGTAATATGTACCTGCGTCAAGGGTAGGCTCGTAGCCGTTGTCATTTACAGAGGTTTCATCAAGAATGTTCTTTACTGTGCTTGTGTCCGGACTAAGCTCGACCGACATATCGTCAATGTCCTTGCCGATAAGATACCACTTTGGACTTTCGCCTGTGCCAAAGCTTGCGTCAATAAAATGTAAAAGGTAACTTCTTTTGAGTTTACCGATATCGGGTGTTGATGCTGCCATAATAATTCCTCACTTTCAATTTTTAATCAATTTTCAATAGCGTATTGGGCGGTGATTTGCAATTGGTACTGCACACCGCCGTTGTTGTTTTCGTCAGGTATGCTGTAAAGCATTCCGTTTGAGCAAGTGAGTTTTTTAAGCTCACCGCATAAAACGTTGTCGCCGACTTCAACTTCTATGTCACCCTCTGCGTGCCGTTCAAGCCACATTTGCAGTTCAAGCAACATTCCGCTGTTTACAAGTCGGTCATAGTCGTTGAGCGACTGACAGGTTGCGTACAGGATAAAGGTGTGATTGCGTGTTTGATTGCCTAAAATATCTTCCTTTACAAGCGTGTCGCCTGTTGGGGAAAGTCCGAAATCCTGTACTTTGTTTGTTGAATAATCAATGTGCACAAGCTCGCCGATTTTCGGAAACTCCTGCACAACGGACCTTACAAGTTCGATTATATTCATTTTGCATTACTCCCAAGTCTTCTTGCCGCCGCTTGCAGAATATCCCTTTTGCGGTCGGCTTTCATTCGCTCAAACCACATTTTGCCCGCAAGCGGGTGCTTGTCCTTGCTGTACTGAATATCTCTGCCTGTCGGGTGTTTTTTCTTGCCTTTAGGACTTCGCCAACCGATTATAATGCCGTCACCGCTATAGCGCCCGAATACGATATGCTCCGTACCGTCTTTCTCTCGCACGATCGGATAGTTAGGACCATACACCTTGCCATAGTAAAGATACCTTGCATAAGGTGTAATCTGTTTAATTTCTCCACTGCCTATAACGGTATGTATAGTTGCGGAGTTTTCGAGTACGCCCATTTTAAAAGGTGTGTACGGCTTCATCAGCTTAATGCAATCCTCGTCAACCTCTTTTTGAGCAAGTAACAGGTTATTATTCAGATTGCCTGCAAAGTTCTTGCTCCACTTGAGAGAAAGAGTGCCGCTAACATCAGACGGCTGATTCACATTAAAAAGCATTTAATCACCTCGCAGATACTTTGATGTGCTGTAAATCCGCAGGGCCGTAAAGCAAACGGTCAATACTCATTACTGTGTGAATTTCGTATTTGTCACGCAAGGTTTTTAGGCTCTCTGATACGCTCCTGTCGCTTGAATTATCAAAGATGAAATTACACTCACCTTTTACAATAATGTCTTGAGAGGGGCACAGAGGGGATATATCAGCGTTTAGAAACAGACCGTTGCTCGGAAATAAAAAATCATTCGGAGCAAGAACAAGCGCATTTAACGGAATGTATATAGCTATTCCGTCAGCGTTCTGCATTCCGCTTTTAAGTACATTAGCGGCTTTGCACTCCTGCCAATGGCAATGCGGAATAATAAGCCTGTCAAAGCCTTTGCCGTTAAATCTGTAAAGGGTCAGCATAGTATCCGTAAACATAATCAAACACCTCTGTACAAAAGGTCTGTGTCTGCAAGATACTTATATACTGCGGATTTAACACATCGTGTAAGTTGCTTTTTGCGAACCTCACAGCTTTCATACGAGCGTGACACATCTCCGACTTTTTCTGATGTTATGCCCTCACTGCCGCTCATATTTTCGGCTTTATACATCAGCTCTGCGACCTCACAGCAACAAAGTTTCACAGGCTCGATTATATCCTTTGTATCGTCAATATTTGAGCCTGTGTAAGCATTAATAATAAGCGTTGCCTCTCTTGCATAGTAGGCAAAAGCGGAGGTAATGACCGCTTTTCTGCCACATAGATATACGGATTTATAATAGTTTTCGTCAGCGTAAACGGTCATACTTCACACTCCTTTAAGACTTAACCGCTGTGTGACAGTAAATACCGGCGGTCTTGTTTTCGTACACATCTGCAATGCCTACTATTCTGTAACCGAACTTGTAACCGTCCGAGTCCTGATTTACCGACGGTTCAATTACCTTAGTGTCAAGGTGCTTAGTAAACTGGATAAGGGCAGGCTTATGAATAATCATAAAGTTGATGTTTGAGGCGGCAGTGGCTTTCTGATAGCCGCCCTTGGTCTTGCCGCTTGATGTGCCGTCAAGCTGTTCAATCGCTGTATAAAAGCGTATCTGCGGCACTGTGATAATCTTAGCAAATCTGCTGAGAACCTCTCTTGACTTTGTTGTGTCCAAATCCTGCACAAGTCCGTAAAGAGTTGGTGTAATGTAAAGGTAACGCTGCTCGTACGGAACTTCGTCCTCGTCCATCTGAGTAGTACCCTTGCGGAGTGCCTCGATTACTGCCGCACCTGTGGTAAGGTTTGCAGGTGTGGCAGAGGTAATACCTGCGTGACTTGCGTATGCAGCAAAGCGAAATGCGTCAAGCTCCGGCACAACCTTGGTGCGGATAAATTCGCCCGAAAGTCTGCCGAACGCAACGCCTGCGGTTTCGATATTGTCCATTGTGTCCACATTGAACATTCTGCCTCGGTCAAAATTGCATTTTACGGTTTCGTTTGTGAGTGTAACATCACCGTTCACATAACCGCTGTTACGACTGTAATCCGCAAGACCGTCCATTGAAATCATCGGAATAATAAGCTCGTTTGAGTTTGCACCAGCTGTTGCAAGATCAGTCGCACCGTCAAGCTCGCTTGTAAGTGCCGACTGCTTATAAACCTCATCGAGCAAGGCTGTGTAAGTTTTAAAAAGTGCAATAGAATTTGCCATAAAATTTCACCTCATCAATTATTTTTCGTCTGTACTAAGTCCCATTGCCGCTCTCATACTTGCAAGAGGGTTTGACTTAATACCTGCGTTTCCTGTATTCTTTACAGGATTTTGGAACGGCTCATCAGAACCGAACATATAGCTGTTTTCGCTCTTAACGCTTTCAAGAGCCTTAGTAATATCGTCTGCCTGATTTTTTGATGTTTTAAGACTGTCAAGGTCAAGCAAAGCCTTGACCGCCGTTGCGTTTCTCGCACCGCTCTTTGAAATAGCGCCGTCAAGTACAGAGTTAAACTCCATATCGGCAATTTTTGTCTGATACTCGGTTTCTTTGTCTTTAAGGCTTGTGTTGAGTTTTGCGATCTCGCCTTTAAGATTTTCGACATCTATGCCCTCAAACTCTTTAAGTGCTGTCTGTGCTGTTTCAAGCTGTGATTTGTAATTATCTCTTGCTGTTGTGATTTTTTCAACCTCTGCAACAGTCTTGTAATTTGCAAGCACCGCCTTGTCAAACTCTGCCTTTTTCTCATCGGGAATCGTAATACCAATTTCAGAGAGAAGTGTGTGTATGTTCTTCATAATATAAATCCTTTCTGCATAGCTTATATTCCGCTTTGCCTGCGGTAGAAATTCAGCCGTATAAACCAACGGCGGGGTAAAATAAAAGCACCTATGCAATCAAATGCAAGGGTGCTTAATCTGCTTTATTTTTGTTGTCTTCAACCTCAATAACAAAACCTCTGTCAATAAGGCTTTTCGCTCGGTCTTTGGTACATTCAAAGACTTCATTGACAGGTCTGTTGATAAGACCGTTCATTTTATCGTTAAACGACACAACTACTTTTACTTTCATTCTGTCACCGCCTTTCTGATTTTGGGTATTAAAAAAGCACTCAATCCGATTGATTAAGTGCTAATCTCTGTATTAAATTCACGCATAACAAAACCGCCCACAAGGAACGGTTAGTCTTCTTCCAAATAGTCAAACTCATTTGACATTGAACGCTTTTTCTCTTCTTCTGAAAGTTCATCATTGCCAATAGAGTTTAGTATCTTTTTTATTACCGAATCATCTTCATGGAATATTCTTTTCACTCCAAATCACTCCTGACTTTGTTTTATTAAGAAGTTTACTTATAAACTTGTCATATTCTGCATCGGTATTATTTTTAACCATTTTCTTTTTTAGCCTGTTATATTCAAGTTTAAAAACTTCGTCGTTAAAATTATCACCTTTTGTAATAAATTCTACATCACCATTATTTTTTACGATTGTTAATGTTTTTAATGACTTTAAATTTTTAAACAAAGAAATATCAACATCAGAAAAGCTGCTATTTCTCGGGTGATTATGCAAAATCATTAAATTATTGCCTTTACCTGACAAACTTGTGCCAAAATCCAAATGGTCATCAGCACCCAACAATGGTGTTTTATCAGTTAAATCTTCACGAAAAACAAAAGCTACCTCTTTGTTTTGGTTATGTTCTTTTGAAAATTTCAAAAGCTCCTTATGTTGTTTTTGAATTTCAACCCTTTGTTCTTCAGAATATCCGTCAATATCAACTTTCGGCACTCGCTCGATAGCTTTATCAGTTATAGGTGTAATCGACTTTTTACTTTCTTCTTTTAGTATATCACCTTTTGAAGAATTTGCAATATGTTTATTGCTGTTCATACCTCTGATTTTTCCGTCGTCGACATTCTTGATACCTCTTAACGGCATTTCGGCTTTCTTTGGTTTTGTAATGCCTTTTACGGTATTACTGCCAACCGTCACTCTGTCCCATTGTTGAGAAAGTCCGACGCTTTTTGAGAAGTTCACATATTCATCGGAAGTTTTTACATATCTTGCACGAGCGTTAATTATTGCTTGCTCGTCAGCCCCGCCTTCTTCAAGCAATTTTATTTTCTGCCTTTGCGCCCGCATTGCGGTTTCAAGTCTGCGCTGCCTTTGGGTTGCCTCATACTTTGTGTATTTCTTACCGTTGTACTCGACAGGCTCGTTTTCCTCTGCATTCATTTGGTCGAGCTGTTCGTCTGTATAGGTGCGTGGGGTTATGCCGGGAGTGAAAGGCGAATATGAGTGATAGCAGTTTGCGCCGCACAACCCTGTTACTGTACCAAGTCCGCACACGCTTTCAAGCTCTTCCTTGCTGTAAACTCTGCCCTGCCACACCTGATGCGTCGGTCTTGCACCGCTGTGCCACGATACCTCAAAATAGTTTGTACCGAGTTTTTCGGCATTCTCCTCGTTGATTTTGCCCACAACCTGATTAAGTCCCGTTGTAACCGCCCGCCTTGCCGCAACCGTAACTCTGTTGCTGTGTCCGCTTGCATAGTCAACCGTACGCAATCCGCTGTTTGTCATTTCGGTTACGGTTTTTTCGAGTACGGTATTATAATCACTCGCACCGCTTGCAATTTCCATGACAGCTTTATCAAGAGTTTCTTGGTAGTAATCGGCTGCAGGAGTAAAGCCTAAGCTGCCGTCAGGCTGGCGCTTGGCAAAACCCATTGACTGCGTAATGTTCTTGCACTCGCCCTGTGTCTGTGCCTGCACCGCCCTCACAAATTGCTGTAACGGTTCATTTTCGGCATAGGGTATAAACTCCTTGCCCTGCTCTGTAAAAACGCTCTCAGCCTCGTTATAGCCGCTTTCTATAACACCCGAAAAGACGTTTTTAATCTCACTATTGCTTAAATCAAGTGTATTTTGCACTATGCTTTTGATTGCTGATTTACTCTTACCGAGCTTGTAAAGTCTGCCGATTTTGTAAACGCTTGTCGGTGTAAGCTCTTGTGCAAGCACCAACATTCGCACAATGTCAGCCATTATGCTCATTTGCAGGCTGTCAAAAATCTGTTCGAGCGCTGTGGGGATTGCCTCCATAATCTCAGGCGTAAACATCAGTCAACTACCTCTGAGGCTTGCGGCAGGTTCTTTTTTGCAGTCTTTTCGTCCTCGCCGTACCACTTTGCACGGTACTCCTCGGGCTTCATAATGCCGAGGCTCAAATCCTGTATATCCTGCGTTCTTTCAGTTTGTTCATCGGTCAAAATGCTGTCCTTAAAATCACATACAAATGTATATCCGCTTGTTGTAAGCGAATTGTAAAAAGCAAGAGCATATACCAAATCGTCAAGGCAGTATTTAAGCTGCTTTTGAATTGCCGATACCGTGTTGTACTTTCTGTCTTTTGCTGACTTAATCTCTGTTGCAGTTTTCGCCACAGTTTCGGGATTGGATAAGTCACCGTAAGCAAGTCCCACTGAGAACTCAAGCCTGCGAAGATATGTATTTAAGCCGTCTGTAATATCTTCTTGACGGATTGCAGGGGAAAAATCCTTGAACAGCTCCTCCTTGCCGAGGTCAACATCAACGGCACGATACAGCCTTTTATTAAGTTTTGCCGTACTGTTATTTTTTAATGCGGCGGCGTCAATATGAATTGCCCTTTCTCCGCTTTCGAACTCCCAGTCAAGCCTGCCAAATTGTGTGTCTGTTTTTTCGATTAATGCTATTGCATTTGCAAACACAGACATACCGCATGAGCTGCCGTCAATCGTGTTTTTAATCGGAGTGCGAAAATAACCGAAAGCAGGGCGGAGCATTGCGGGGTATGTAACAGCATTCGGCAGGCTTGCCCACTCGTCAACTGCCGCAAGCGGAATTTCTCTTCCGAGTTGCCCCTCACTTGCAGACACATAAGCAGTGTTGGTAATTGTCAATCCCTTTTCGGTATCAAGGCTATGATACTCAAGCCTTGTGTAATAGTTGTCGCCGATCTTCTTAAATTCAGGAAAGATGACTTTTACAAGCCTATGCCTTGCGTCAAATTCAATCGGCACAAAGGCATTTGCGGAAATATACTGCACCTTGTCGCCGCCGAGTGGCTTAATTACCATAGCTCCCGTTGCAAGTCCTGCCTGCAATTCGATGTTGAGGTCCTCTGTTGCGGTTTCAAAGAGCCTTTGCAGTTTGTCATTGCTCACGCTTGCTGTCATTTCGTTAAGCGTGATGTTTGCAAACTCCCTTGTGATTGACTGCTCAAGTCTAAGGCTTATTACATCGTCATTAAGCCAAGGGGCATTGCCCGCAAAGCATTTCTGCCACATTTCAATGCTTTGCATCATATCATCCGTAATCGCAAGTTTAACGCCCAAAGCCTGTTTAATATCCTTTAGAGGGAACATTCTCTGCCAAACTCCTTTCAAAAAATTTATGAATTGCATTTCACACCGCCCTTATAAATCTTTTTATATCCCGTTCAAATGTGTATTCAAAACTGTCGAGGCTGTCGATGTCGGTTGAACCGTCGTCAAGTCGTTCGTCAACAAGTTTTTTATCATTCCATACAGCCTCGCACAATGCCGTTTTAAGCGTATCGCAGCCGTCAGTGTAAAAGAATCTGCCCGCGCCCATAAGTCGCAGCAGGCATTGAATACGGTCCTGTACGGGGTATTTGCGTGCGGGTCTGACTATGGTATTTGGGAAATGCTCTTCAAACGCTCGTTTAATGCCTCTGCCGAGCACGGTTTCGGCGTTATCCCAATACACAAAGTCAACAACACCGCACAAATCAAAAACAGACTGTGCAAAATTAATTGCCAGCCTGTCAATGTCTTTTCCGTCGTATTCACCGAAGTGTCGTTCGCTTTTCAGTGCTATTAAATTATTGTAGCCTCTTGTCTTTGCCGTTGCCACAAATGCGTGGCCCGATTTATTGCCGCCGAAGTCAATGCCGATTGTTACTTCTTCAAGTTCCGATTTCAAAAACTGCCTGTACGGTAAATCCGTGTTGATTTTGTCGGTAATTTGACAGTAAGATTTTTTGGGATTATCGGCAAATCGGCGGTAAATAGCACCCTCGGCACGCACCCACTTGCCAAGAATAAGACGGTCATAGAAAATTGTACCCTCATATTCATTGCAAAGGTTCTTCACAAACTCCTCGGATAAGAATTTATTATCGAAAATCGTGTATTCCTGCAAATAAATATCTGCGTCGCTGTCTATGAATTTCTTGAGCCAATGGGTTGGGTGTTCAGGGTTTAAACTGCCGTCAAAGCACGAATAAGGCTTGTCAAGTCGGGATTTAAGCATATTGAAAACATCTTCGTTCCACTTTGCAACCTCATCACCGTAAATATATTTTGCCGACGCACCCTGAATTTTAGCAACCTGACTGACCTTTTCCGCACCCAAACAGTACACATCTTCACCGCACACTTTTGCAATGTTTCGGCTGTTAATCGTACCGACAACATCAGAGGTGTAACGCTCTCGCATAGGCTGCAGTACATTTCGCTCAATGGTTTCTTTTGACACGCCTATGATAAAGCACAAACCGTCCTTACCGATCCGCTCTCGAATACGCATAGGCACAATATAGGTGACATCAACAAAACTTTTGCCCGAACGCACCGCACCGCTTTTTATGTTCCAGCGATGTGTTGCGTTTGCTATGTATTCCTTTTGCTTACTCGTGTACGACATTGTCTGTGCTCCTTTCTGCGTCATCTTTGATTTCTTTCAAAATGCTGTCGAGCTTGTCAAGTGCGGTCTTGTCGGTTTCCTCTTTTTGCTTATCCCGCCACTTGTCGGGGCGGCGGTTTTTCAGCCAAAATATTTGTGCAGTAGTGTTGCCCTCAAGAGCAGAGGACAACAAAGCATTTTCAACTTCATAGTCCACAACCTCTTTGCCCTTTTTTAGGGACTCCGAAATCTCCGAATACTTTTTCTTCCACTCATAAAATGTTGATACTGTAATTCCTATATTCTTAGCTATCTGCTCATCGGTCAGACCGTCCCTTGCCCAGCCCTCAAGCAGTAGTAAATTTTCTTTTTTAAGCCATTTTTCATACTTTCCTTTTGCCACCGTCACCACCTCTCTTTATGTAAAATAAGCAAAAGAAAAGACAGCACATTTCTGTACTGTCTTTAAACACAGGTTTCCGGAGTTGCACCGGAATCTGTAAAAACTGTTTTCCTATTTAAACTATCCCCTGCGTTTATAATATTATATCAATAAATTTCTAAATATTCAAGTGTTTTCTTTTTCTTTCCCATTTATTCAATAATACACTTACATATTTCTGTTCTTTATCAGTCAATTGACGATCTCCAATTTCATTATGTTCATAACCCAAATGGGTATGTGGCATCATTCCATTATGAGGTCTACCTTTAACGTCAATTTGTTTTATTCTTTCGCCGTAGTTGTCATAAAAAGTAACACTTTTGATGTTGCTCTGTTTGTCAAGAGTAGCATACACTCTATTTTTTGTCATAGTTTCCATAGGAGCTTTTATCGAAGTATTACCATTCATACGAATTACTTTTATTTCACCAAATTGAGCAACTGCTTTGTATTCCGTACCGTACTTTTTACCTTTATCGCTTATTCCACTTGAAGAACCTCTTCCGCCCATTGTAATACCCCTTTTGGATTTACTATGATTTAATTTTCTTGCCTGTTTTCCAGTCAATTCCTTGTTTAGCCAGTAATCGCCTTGCGGCTTGTGTCGATTGATTATCAGGGTGTCCGTGAGCGGTTGTTAATCTTCTCTCCGTAGGTGTCTTATCTCTAATCACGCCTTTGCTTACTAAAGATTTGTATTCCTTTCTTGCACTCGCACGCTTATTTGAATAATCCGCATTGGCTTTCAAGGCCTCTTTTTCGAACTTTTCCTGTCCACGCTGTGTTTTCAGCGCTCTGTTACCTCTAAGTTTATCAACCGTGTAACCGCTTGAAATATCCCCAACACCTTTTAATTTAAGAAATTCATCCTCAGTAATAGCATTTGAAGGAATACCAACAGGATTTCTGAGTTTTGGAATAACTCCAAAACTTCCACCTCTTCCACCCATTTTACCACTCCTTAGGCTTTTTAAAACTCACTTTATGTGTACCTTTAAATTCTTTTTCATAAAGTGCGCTACTTCTGTCTGTATAAGTTGCTCCGTTCCAGTACCTTTTTATAACCTTGCCTGTTATATCAGTAAATTCAACAATGCCTGATTTTTTAGCTTTACCCTCTTGCAAAGCAAAATTAAACTGTTTCGCATTCTCTTTAAATGCGGCTAAAGGACTTACAGAATAATTTTTATGACCACCTAAGTTTCCGCCTCTTCCGCCCATTATTCTGACCTCCTGAATTTTTCCTGAAATGATTTGATGTTGATGATGTTTCCAACACATTCTTCGGGGACTTTGCCGTAGAAGATGACCGTTTCAGGCTGTAAGCGTTCAATCATATCTTTGTAACCTTTCAAAAACAGTTCTTTGGCAATCTTGTTTTTCTGAGTGCCGACACTCGACACGGCGACTGTTCCGCCGCAAGGCTCGCCGTCAAAGCACCATTCAAAACTCTTTTCGTCGCTCCAACAAATTGTTGGTATTACTTCAATACCATAAAGCTGTAAATATGCGCCTATCCAATGTTTGCGATAGTGGTTATAAATCTGCAACGCTTTCGGATAATCAGCGTAAAGGCTAAAATCAGGTGATAACACACAATTGAATTTTTGTAGCCTCTCAATGTACCTGTCGGGTGTATTCCATAATCTTTGGAACTGGTAATCGTCCAAAAAGAAATGCACACCGCAGTTGTTCTGCTTACTGCTCAAAACTTCATTAAATCCGATAAAGTTGTTTTCTGTAATTTTTGTAGGCTCAATAATCGGGATGTCATATTCTCCTGCACCCTGAAAAATCGCTCTTGTGCTATTTTCGTAACCTGTACCGCATTTGTCTTTATACATTAATTCCACCCCGCAAAAGCAAAACCGCCCTCAACGAGAGCGGTCTGCCGTTATTTTTGAAAAAGGAGAACTACAAAATGTCTCTTATTATCAATTTCTTCATTTTATATTATATCACCCTTAGAACGGAAAAACGGACAAATTTACCAATGGTGGCGGTTGCACATTTTTCTTATGTTATCCGGTGTATTTATTCCGCCTGTATCAACTGCTATCTTCGCCCAGCTGTATCGCAGGCTAAGGTGCATAAATAAGCAGTTCTCAACAAAATCGTCACGAGATAGGCTGTTGAGTGCTGCGTTTCGGCGGATTTCAAGGTTTTGTATCTCCCTTTGAATATCTGCAATCTGCACCACCGCATTGCCGACCTTGTCAGATGTTTGACCTGCACTCGGTAAATCCGACAGCTTAGGCGATGTATTGTCAGCCTCGGCGGCTATGCGTGCAATCTTAGCTTTTAACCTCGTAATTTCTCGGTTTATGTCTTTGATTTCTTTTGTGGTCATTCTTCTACCTCACTTTCATCAAGCAACATTTCCGCCATATCCTCAACGCTCATTGACTTGATTTTTGTCTGCGGAATTACAGCGCCCTCGCCCACAGGCTTTAAAGTCTTG